AGCGGGTATTGGAGGGACTGCACCAGATTATGCTGGAGGGTCTGCCTATTGGACTCCGGCCCACGGAGCTGAAGTGGGAGGAGGCGTCCTGGGACCCGGACACCTCCATGTTCCTGCGGCGGGGAAGCCTCGCCTGCAGTGCCTGCTTTATCGCTGCGGCAGAGGAGGACGGAACCGTGTTTTCTGATTTTATTTTGAAAGGTGTTGTTGAAAATGAAAAGTATCCTTCATGAGCGTCCGGGAGTCTATTCCTCCTATGACGCATCCGCCGTTGTTCGAGGCGGACGGGCCGCACGCACCATCGGGGTAGCGGCCAAAAGTACCAGCGGGGCGGCCAACACAGCCGTCCGCCTGACCAGCTATGAGATGGGACTGAGCGCCTTCGGCGAGGACGCCGCCGGTTCGCCCGGCATGTCCGCGATCCTGAAACTGCTGTTTCTGGGCGGCGCGTCCACGGTCGTCGCCGTACGGGTGGAGGGCGATGAATATGACGCCGCCTTTGCCGTGCTGCAGGCTGCGGAAAACGTGCAGGTGATTGTCTGCGACAGCGGAGAGCTGACAGTGCAGCAGGCGCTTCGCGCCAGTCTGGAGAGTGCCTCCGCAGCACGGCGGGAGCGAATCGCCGTGGTGGGCATGAGTGGGGCGTCCACAACAGAGCTGACGGACCGCGCCAAGGCCCTGAACAGCGAGCGGATGGTGCTGGTGGGCCCTGACGGGCTGGACAGCGCCGGGAAGCCGCTCCCGGGTATTTTCGCCGCTGCCGCTGCTGCTGCGGCAGTGGCAGTAATCAGAGATCCCGCCATCCCTCTTAACGGCACCAAGCTCAGCGGCCTGACCGGTGTCAGCGAGGATTACGGCGACCGCGAGATCGACCTGTTGGTCCGGGGCGGTGTAACACCGCTGGAAGCGGTTGGCGGCGTGGTATCCCCGATCCGGGGCATTACGACTAGGACAATGACCGGCGGAGCGGATGATACGACCTGGCGGGAACTGACCACGATCTTAATTGCGGACGACGTGATCCCCGCCATCCGGCAGAGCCTGCGAAGCCGGTTCAGCCAGACAAAGAACACCGTGCAGACCAGAGGCGCCATCCGTGCCCAAACCATCGTGGAGCTGGAGAATAAGCTGCGGGCGGAGATCATCGACAGCTACAGCGATGTCGCCGTGTCGGCATCCGAGGAGGATCCTACTGTATGCCTGGTGGAATTCAGCTTCTCTGTGGCCCACGGCCTCAACCAGATCTACCTCACTGCCCATATTACAATTTAAGGAGGACGCACAGGAATGGAAATGACGGGTTTTCCCACCAGCTGTGACATTTATCTGGAGCTGGATGGCCGGAAGGTCGCGGTTGTTCAAAGCTATACCGCCAAGGCAACCAAAACCAGTCAGGTGGTGGAAGCTTTCGGCGAAAGCGAGCCGGTAGCCACGATCAACGGCCAGAACAAGTATATACTGGAGCTGACCCGGTTGTATGCCACCGACGATGCCATCAGTGACGGCATCGACTTCTTCGCGCTGGCCAACTTTTCGCTGGTGATCTGCAAGCCGGACCGGAAGGTCATTTACAGCGGCTGTCAGTGGAGCGCCATCCAGGAGGAGGGAAAGGTCGGGTCCATGGTAGCAGAAAAGGTGACACTGGTGGCCGCAAGCCGCATTGAGGTGGCTGCCTGATGGACGAACAGGAGCCAGTACGGATCAATTTGCAGCTTCCGGCCAGCGCACTGGACAGCCTTTCGCGGCTGGCGGAGCAGCTGCGCCTGCTGACCGCCGCAATCGGCGGCCATTCGGGGTCTCCCCCGCAGCAGGCGCAGGAATACGGAGAAAATACATTCTTTGATCCGGCGCAGTTTCAGGAGCTACGTCTAAGCGCGGACGCACCCGAGTCCCGGCGCACTTCACTCCCGAGGGAGACTGCCGCTTTCGTGCTTCAGCAGGCTGCTGTACCGGTTCGCTCCTCGGTAACAGAGGTACTGCAGACACCGGAGAGCGCCGGCCGCGGGGCAAGCGAATTCGGAAAGGAGCCCATTCAGAAAGGCCCGCCCTCCTATGAAGATGTTGCCGCCATAGAGGTCGCCGGGGCATATATTTCGTCCCGGGACGCGGCGCCGGTGGCCCGGAAAGAGGCAGCTGCGGAGCTGGACGGCATCCCGGCTGTTCGCCCGGCAATAAACGAGATTACTGTCTCTCCAACAGGAGGGAGGGAACCGGAGGGCCGGACGCCGGAACCGGAGAGAGTGAAAGCGGAGGCGGCTGCGTGGGACGCACTGCCGTCCCCTGTTCGGACGGAGGAGCGGGCCGGGACAGCATCCCCGCTGGGCGCGGGTGTAGTGATTACTGCGGAGCCGGAGGAACCGCAGAGCCGGTGGACCGGCATCACTGAGGAGCTGGTGACCTCCGGGCCCGCACCTCTGACGGCGGAAGCGGTATCTCTTGCCTTTCAACGGGACGGCAGGCGGTATGATAACGGATTTCCTTTATACTGACAGGAGGCGATGAAACATGCTGCTGACGCCTATGCGCTATAAGGACTACATCTGGCCCCATAACCCCGCCACCTACTCCATTACCTATGAGCGGCAGGTTGCGGTCCACAAGGTCCCCTTTGGCTGCTATTGTATGCAGGATCTGGGATTGGGCTGCCGGGTCATGCGGGGACAGGGTGAATTTTCCGGAAAGGATGCCTATGCTGAATTCAAGAGGCTGGCCTCCATATTTTACAGCAGCGGCCCCGGCCTTCTGATTCATCCGCTTTGGCAGATTTCCAACGCCTACTTTACCAGTTTGAAGCTGGAACAGGAGCCCCTCCCGGATTACGTCCGCTACAGCTTCGAATTCCGGGAACGGTATGATGGATACAGTGGGGAACTGGCCGCTTTGCATTCTTCCGGGCAGGCTTCGGATACTGCCGGTGAGGATTCCGGCCGGCAGGACGCCTGCATTGTGTCCAGCGGTGACACGTTGTGGGGGATTGCCCAGCGCTGCAATGTGCCGTTGGAAAAGCTGCTCCAGGCCAATCCGGGGATCAAAAATCCCAATCTGATCCGTCCCGGAGACAGGGTGGTGATCCCATGCTGAAAATATGGCTGGAAACTTATGATGGCGGGCGGTATGAGCTGCCGGTTCTGCTGCGGTGGGACTTGGAATATACGGGAATGGTCCCCTGCGACAGCATGACAGCCGCCTGCCTGTATGATGCCGGAATGGCGGATATCCTCCCAAAGGCCACCCGGTTCACCGTATGGCGGGACGGTATTGTTATGCTGAAGGGCATCGTAGATGCGTATGAGATCTCCCTTTCCAAGCAGGGACTGCTGGCAGGCATTGAAGGAAGGGGCATGGCGGCGCTTCTTCTTGACAACGAGTCGGAGGCGCTGTCCTATGAAAGGGCTCCGCTCTCGGAGATTCTGGGGAATCATGTATCCCCGTATGGGATAACCGTGGAAAAGCGGCAGGACATTTCCGGCAGCAGCTATGCCGTAGTTTCCGGATCAAGTCAATGGAAAGCGCTGCAGGGATTCACCCACCGCTTTGGCGGGTTTGATCCCTATTTTACCAAGGAGGGCACGCTGGTAATCGGACCCCTCTGGGGCAGCGGAAAAACGCTGCGCATTGATGATGCTTCACCGCTGCTGTCTCTGCGCAAGCGTGAACAGCGCTACGGTGTGATCTCAGAGGTACTGATCCAGGACAAGGCGCAGGGAATCAGCCATCCGGTAAAAAATCAAAAGTTTCTCCAGACCGGCGGGCAGCGGCGGCATGTTCTGTATATGCCCAGAAGCAGTGATGAGGACCGGCGGTATACCGGAGAATATCAGATCTCACAGTCCGCCCTGGAGCAGGTGGAAATTGAGATGGAGCTGCCTTTTTCCTTTGCCGCCATGCCAGGGGACCAGGTCAGCCTGTCGCTGAGCAGGCTGAATCTGTCTGGCCGGTTTGAGGTAGTCCGATCCCGGAACCGGATGGATGGAGACGGGGAACGGACAGAATTGACATTAAGTGAGAGGTAAGGACTATGTGGTTATCCAGGACAATCGCCGCACGTCAGCGGGCGGAGCGGGAGAGCGCCGCCGCCGACATGGGCGTGACCACCATCGGCGGCAGCAGCGCCTCTGTGATGACACGGGGTGAGCAGCGGAATCTGGAAGTGTTTGCGCCGGGCGGCCTGATCTGGCAGCCTCAAGCGGGTGATACCGTGTTGGTCATCAAGGGCGGGACCGGCGGCCAGGAGCAGTGCGTGGTGGCAGCCAATACTGCTGCCGCTTCCCCGGAGGAGCTGGCTCCGGGAGAACTATTCCTGTACTCCTGCGGCGGAGCTTCCGTTTATTTGCGTATGGACGGCAGTATTGCCATCAAAGGGAATGCCAACGCTGAAGGCAACTGGGTGATAACGGGAGACGTTGATCTGACCGGAAAGGTAAAGATAACCGGCAATGTGGAGTTGCAGGGGCCGGTTGCTGTCAATGGAGCGGTCACCATCAACGGAAGCCTGACCGTTAATGGACAGCCCTGCCGTCCCTGCCTCTGCGGTTGACAGGAGGAATACAGGAAATGGAACCAAGGATACAAAACGGCGACTATATCCCGGACGGGCTGGGAGGTGTGGTTCGCAGCCAGGGGGCAGACGCACTGTTGGAGCGTGTGCTGTTTCGCTTGACGGCCCGCAGAGGCGGGCTTCCGCCTCTGCCGCAGCTGGGAAGCCGGCTGTATCTGCTGGGGCGGGAACCCGCCGCCCAGCGTTTGTCCGCCGCCCGGCAGTATGTGGCGGAGGCGCTGGCGGAGGAGGCTGTTACGGTTACGGATATTGCGTTGGCACCAGCGGAGCAGGACCGCACCCGGCTGACAGTTCAGCTGGAATATCAAGGGACAGACCTTTCGGTCTCATTAGTCATCTAAGCAGGAGGTGAGCCTATGGACAAATCAATAGACGAGATCTATGAGGAAATGCTGTCTGTCTTTGGCGAAGCCAGCGGATATCTGCCCAGCGCTTCCTGTGATCTGGCCGCACGGATGTATGCGGCGGCGGCACAGATTCAGGGCTTATATTTGCAGGCGCAATGGCTGCTGGACCAAAGTTTTCCGCAGACGGCCAAAGGAGAATATCTGGAACGGCACGCGCAGCTGCGGGGCCTTAGCCGGGGAGTTGCAACCTGTGCTGCGGGCGTATTGCGGTTTGGCCTGTCCACCGCTGTAGGCAGTGATCTGACCATAAAATCCGGAACCGTCTGCATGACTGCGGCAGGAATCCGTTTCGCCACAACAGATCAGGCCGCTTTGAAGTCGGGCCTGCTTTACGTGGACGTGCCCGCCGTTGCACTGGAGCCGGGAAAGAAGGGGAACGTTGCTGCGGGTTCTGTCACCATTATGGCTGCTATGCCGGTAGGGATTACGGCTTGCACCAACCCTGCGGCGTTCAGCGGCGGTGACGATGCGGAAGACGATGAGGCGCTTCGCCGGCGGCTACTGGACAGCTACCGGCGGCTCCCTAATGGGGCAAACGCAGCATACTACGAACAGACGGCCCTGTCCTGCACTGGCGTGGCGGCAGCAGTGGCAGTTGGCCGCCCCAGAGGGGTCGGTTCCGTCGATCTCTATATTGCGACAGATGCCGGCATTCCGGACGCAACGCTGCTGGCAGAAGTCAATGCGCACTTGCAGGAGAAGCGGGAAATTTCCGTGGATTTGCAGGTACTGGCTCCCACGCCGCAAACCGTCAATATTTCCGCCGCTGTTCAGCCTGCTGTTGGGTTTACTTTTGAAGAAGCCCGCGCCGAAGCAGACGCCGCCCTTCGTGCGGCGTTCACTGGTGCGATGCTGGGCAAGAGCGTGACCCTGGCCTTTCTGGGCAACCTGCTGTATGAGCTGGACAGTATTCAAAATTACCGGTTTATTACTCCATCTGCTGACTTGACAGGCAGTCCGACGGTTCTTCCGTGTCTGGGAACGGTGGCCGTCTCGGCATGGGAGGCGTGATATGGGATACGGGGAGCATTTACGAACCTTTCTGCGTCCCTTGGGCATATACGATCTCACGCCAGGAAGTCTGAGCGGAAGCGAGTTGGATGCCCTTGGTCATGGTCTGGACGTTTTGAGCTGCCGAATGGACTATGTGGAGCGGGAGAGCGCTTTGTTTACCGCTGAAGGGGAGGGACTGAGGCGGAGAGAGACGCTTTTCGCCCGCACTCCTGTCCATTACACTACTGAACTGCGGCGGCAGGCTATTGCTGCGTTACTGCGTATCGGAGGAGATTGCTTTACCTTGTCCGATATCAACAGTACAATTTCCGGCTGTGGCATCAAGGCCCTGGCGCAGGAAAAGGAGCGGTTTGGCTATATCCGTGTCATTTTTCCGGATGTGGCCGGCATTCCTGAGGGGTTTGAGCAAATTCGGGAAATTATTTTAGATATTATCCCATGCCATTTGGAGGTGGAATTTTATTTTCGCTATCTCACATGGCAGGAATGCGAGGCGTTTCAATATACCTGGGCTGTGATCCATCAGCGGGAATATACCTGGCACGGCTTCGAATTAGCCGTTTGAAATAAAACCGGAGGCTTGATATCTGTCAAGTCTCCGGTTAGCTTTTTGCTATAAACGGCATTACGTAAACCAGATTGTTAATTTTCAAATTTGCAGCTTTGTCTCCGGGAAAACCATCCAAAAAGCAGTCGATATCCCCAAACCCACCAACCCAATTGTAAACTTTCTATGAAAACGCTACCAACCTGCTACCAAGCCCTTTGACGCCGCTACCAGCTGCAAACCGGCGGAAAATAACCGAATTTGTTGACATAATCTGTCCTCCTGCTACCAAACCGCAAAAATCGTCTACCAAACTTTTTTGCCGTCC